AAGCCAGAGGAGAAGATCCGTTGGCAAGTATTGGTGCACGGTAAGCCCAGGACAGGCAAGACACTATCTATAGAGCCGTTAAAGCACGTCTTTGCCAATTCATGCAAGACCGTCGATGCCGTGGTCGATGAGAAGTTCGATGACGTGTATGTAGGCAGTAAGGTTGTGATCTTCGAGGAGATCTGGGGAGACCGGAAGAGCTATAACCATATAAAGTCCAAGCTAGCCAACTCAGGCATGGACGTACTAAACCCAAAGAGTAGGGCGAAGATCACCCAGATGAACCGCTACGCCATGTACATGTTCTCTAACCACGAGGACGCGCTAAGTATAGATAGGGAAGGCGATAAGTTATTGGTCATTAAAGGACCTGACAGACCGCTCGAACCGGCTTTCTATGAACAGTACGGCGCCGAGATGATCTCCGGATACCTGTTTAATAAGGTCTATGACTTTTTACTTCAGCGCGACGTCAGCTCTTTTAGCCATGGCAGGCTACCCATCAGGACACAGGCTGCAATCGATATGGCAGCAGCTGCAGCGCCGGAGTCAGAATCTGTGATCGAGCATGCGATCCAAAATGGCTATGAACCCTTTGGGCGCTGCTATTTTGAGGACATAGAGATGCGCGAGGACTGCGAATCTTTTAAAACTATCGGCGTCGCCTACGAGACGGTGCGGCTCTATTTAAGCGAAAGACGTATCTATGGAAGGGCAACATCAGTTAAAAGTGTTTTAATAGAGCTGGGATTTGAGCTCATTAGAGGACAGAAAAAGGGGTATGACAACACGCCCGCGATCTACATCGAGGCAAAATACGGTGTGGGGAAACTAAGATCGGTAGAAATATTTGACTGGACATGCAAATTCTTTTTGCTCACAGACCGCCAAATGACGCAGGACATGAGGCGCTATGTGGCAAAGATGGGTTGGACAAAAGAGAATTTGCTGGTCGATATTACTAAAAAAGAGCAAGATTGGTCCATTTTGGACTAAAAAAGCAGGCAACAAGCGGGTAACAAGCAATAGAAAAAAATTGCTTGTTGTTAAAAGATGTATATATATCATATATTTACTGTAGGTAACTAGGCATCAAGCTATTTAACTATTGGTATAGGGATATTTATATAGCTCTAGAGTGTGCTCTAGTAGGGGGTGCGGAGCGCGGTTGTTTGATAGTTACCGTGGTGCTTTTATTAGGCAACTAGGCACCTTAGGCACCAAGCTATTATTGGGTTATATGAGAAAAGAGAGCACCGAGCAGATTATTTTGGTCAATAGGGTCAGGCAGCTCTATCCCGATGTGTTGATCTTCGCTATTCCAAATGGTGGGCAGCGATCTATCACCGAGGCCGTCAGGTTAAAAGCAGAAGGTGTCTTAGCAGGTGTGCCTGATCTGTTCTTGGCAAGAGCAGGTGAGAACTCGCACGGTCTGTTTATTGAGATGAAAAGGGCGAGAGGTGGCATAGACGGCAAGAGAGGGGGTGGCAAGGTCAGCGCGAAGCAGCAAAGTGTTATGGAGACCTTAAAGCATGAGGGCTACGCTGTCTTAGTAGCTTATGGCTGCGATGAGGCATGGCCATACGTAGAACAGTATCTAAAAGAGGGTAAAACACAATAAAATGCAAATATTCTAGTTTTCAGGATGAGTTGAAAAACTATGGCCAATACAGCTTGGGTCAAAGGCATGCCCAAAGTAGCAGGTTCGGGCATGAAAAAAGGACAGGTCACAAAGCGAGTCGCCGACACGCAGGAGACCTTTCAAAAGATTGTGGACACTTACGGTGATCCACTATTAGCACTTGCCGAGATGGCGTTTAACCCTGCGAATGATATAAACATTAGACATAACAGTCTAAAGGAAGTGTCCAAGTATGGGTACGCTCAGCGCAAAGCAATCGAGGTCAGCGGCCCAGATGGTAGCCCGCTCGCAGTTGATATGAGAATGCAACTGATCGGTCAGATCACCGAAGCATTTGAAAAACTGGCCACAAAATGAGTCGTGTCTCGGCCGCTGAGATCACTGCCCTAAAGCAGGGCATGGCTCAGCTCGAGATAGAAGACCTTGCCATGATCGCATGGCGCCTCAGTTGGTTAAGCACCGCACGGGATAAACAACTCATGCCTGCAGGTGATTGGTGGACGACTTGGCTTATCTTGGCAGGTCGTGGTTGGGGGAAAACCAAGACAGGAGCCCAAGCACTGGGCTGGTATGCAGCCACCCACCCAGAGACGCGTGCAGGAATCATCGCACCGACGACCAATGACGTGCGAGCCGTGTGCTTGGAAGGCGAGTCTGGTTTAATGGGCATCCTCCCAGAGTCCATCATTGCGAGCTATAACAAGTCACTGCTCGAGGTCACGCTAAAGAACGGCAGCATCATCCGTGGGTTCAGCGCAGAAGAGCCATCGCGCCTGCGAGGTCCACAGCACCACATAGTCTGGTGTGACGAAGCGGCCGCTTGGCAATACCCTGATGAGACGTGGTCCATGATGAAGTTCGGTCTACGTCTGGGCGAGACCCCAAAGGTCATAGTGACGACGACTCCGAAGCCCATCGATCTGGTGCGCCAGTTGGTCGAAGAGGCCGATGACGATAATAGTTCGACGATCATGACCTCGGGCTCGACATTCGAGAACAAAGACAATCTGGCTAAAAGCTTCATCGATGAGCTCGCCCAGTTCGAAGGCACACAACTTGGACGCCAAGAACTGTATGCAGAGGTGATCAGCGACCTAGAAGGCGGCATCATCAGCGAGAGTTGGTTCAAACTGTGGCCTGCCGACCGTCAGCTACCTAAGTTTGAATACGTCATCCAGAGCTACGATGTGGCGACTTCGGATAAGACCGTCAATGATCCGACCGCGTGCGTCGTCCTCGGTATATTTAGACCCAGCCCTGATAAGCCAATGAGCGCGATGCTTATCGACTGCTGGAGCGAGCACATGCTCTATCCGGATCTGCGGCCTAAAGTGATCGACGAGTCTACCTCGATCTACGGCGATGAGAATGAATTTGGACACGGCAAGAAGGTTGACCTGATCCTGATCGAGGACAAGTCCGCAGGCATTAGCCTGATCCAAGACTTACAGCGCGCTGGCCTGAATGTGCGCGGCTATAACCCAGGGAACGCCGATAAGACCATGCGTCTTAATCTGGTGGCCCCCTTGATCCAACGTGGGCGAGTCTACTTACCTGAGTCTGAAGCAAGACCTGGGCATCCTCGTAAGTGGATCGAGCCTTTTATTCGTGAAGTCTGCAGCTTCCCCAACTCCAAGCATGATGACTACTGTGACGCGCTGAGCCAAGCGCTTCGCATCTTGCGCGACATGGGTCTGTTGGTCATTGACTCCTACACGGACACGACCTCAGAGTACGCAGATGAAGATAGGCCGAAGCGTGTGAACCCATACGCCGTCTAAACACATAGCACAGAGATACAGCCATGGCACAATTCGACGATGACGCACCACCACCGGGATACCGCTATGTGACTTCCGGCATGCCGGGAGGAGGTAGCGTTCGCTACTTAGAACCGATCGCAGATCGCTCCATCCCACAGGCGACTCCGGAAGGTCAGTTTATACCGACCCCACCTTCGCTCGATCAGATGAAGTACGAGTTGAGCCGTCAGGCCGAGCAGAAGACTCTGCCCGAGTTCCTCGCGAACCTACCGACCGAGATGCTCAATCAAGCAATCGGCATCGGTGAGACAGGTGCTACATTGCTAGGCGGCATGGTCTCGCCCATCGCTGCGGCTGCAGCTGGAGTAGGTAAGAACATCTATGATTACTTCGATAAAGGCCGGATCGATCCAAAGGCCACGAAAGAGTTTGCCAATGAGGCAGCTCGCCTGTTCTCCTATGTACCTGTCACGCCTGCTGGACAGTCCATCGTCGAAGCCGTGGGCGAAGCGCCTGCGTACCTTATGGGTACTGGGCAAGGTCTGCCTCCGATCGTCTCTGGCATTAACCCTAGAGCATTGCAAACAGCGCCCGTGGTCGGTCCTCTAACTGCCGGTGTGAAGCGTGACATCAGTCAGTTTAGCAATGACGTGTTCAATGCCCAGCGTGGAATCACACCCGGGTATGCAACGTTAGGCTCAGAGTTTAGCGACGCGTTTGTGACACCGCGCCCTAACGTCTATGAGATGCTGGCAGGCTTAGAACCTTCTAATGTACCGAGCACAGCATCGGCAGCCGTGAAACCGGTAGGCAAAGGCACTACTCTTTACGATCTATTCGAACCGCTTCCGTCTATGGGTAATCCGTCAGGTATGACAGAGAGTTTGGCCCAAACATACAAACCAGTTTATCAAAACGTATTGACTGATAAGTATAGAGCAGGCCCAGCTTTAAATAGATACGCAGACACAATTGAAAGAATGTATCCTGATTTTGGCGGAACAATCTTTAATGAACTTAAAAAATATGTTGCTGAAAAAGTAGGCTTCGTACCCGAACATCAAAAGCCCTATCAAATACAAATGGTAGAGCAAGCAAATAATTTTGCCAATGATTGGAATGTTAAGAATCCGGATAATAAAATACCTACATTTGATCAGTTTTTAGTTGCGAATACTGCGTATAACCAATGGTTATTAGGACCGAATAAGAACTACATGGAACGGCAGATGGGCACCGGTGTCACGACCGACCCAGTGCTCGCTGAGATTGAAAAGACAGGTCTAGATCTATTTCCAGATGTGCCGTATGCAAGAATGGCGCTATCGCGTAGAGAACGTGCCAAGGAGCTACACGCCGCGAATCCTGAATTTCCGCTTGGCAACATAGGCCAACAGACTGCAAAGACTGAAGCGGGTATACGATACGAGGATATAGCTGATTCTTTCATCAGGCCTAGGACGCAAACCGATGTATATGATCAGCTAGGTATACCACCACAGATCAAACCGCAGTTCGATGCAATGCGGCCTAATGAGCTGATATACGATGTGGCTTCGCAGGGCGTGAACCCGATAATACCATTCCAAGACAGACTTTATAACGCTCTTTTAAAAGGCGAAATCAAGCCTGAAAACGTCACTAACGTGTCTATGCAACGTCTCGTCACGATGCTATATAAGGACGAGCAGGACGCACTTAAGGCATTGAGCAAAGACAAAGACGCATACGCCAAGTATAAAAAAACGTTCTTCGATAAAGTACCTGAATCCATGGTCGACACGGTGACAGATAGCGGTAGTAAGTTTATTCGCTTCGATAAAAATTCACCGCTAAATCGTGAAACTATCATTCGCGCGCTATGCATGGACACCAAAGACTTGAATCATTGCGTTGCTCAAGGTGGCCATAATGTGGGTGACTATAAAGGTTACGCACCGCTCGTTGAGCCGCATACTGGTAAGCGTCCTAAAGGCGTATCTACAACGGCCACATCGACTTCATACATTGACAATATGTTTCAAGGTGGACTCTCGATTGTCTCATACCGCGGCCCAGACGGGACGCCAATCGCCACAATACAAGAAAATCCATTGCGTGGTGGCAAAGTCCACATTGAACAGATCATGTCTACCGGTGATAAGAAAATTGTCGACCCTGCGCATGCTAAAGAAGTAAGACAGTGGCTCAATGCTAACGCCGATCGTATTCAAGGCGTCAGTTCTACTTATGGTCTTGGACATGTAGGCAATCCATTTGACCTGTATCGATCTAATGCGATGGAAGCCATAACGACAAAACATCAGAACATCGATCCTCGAGCGCTTGAAGAATTGGCTGACAGAGCTAATTTTGAAAACGTCATGAATCTAGACTATGACTTTGCTCAATGGTATAAGAAAAATACAGGCGAAGATATTGACGTTATAGCGCAAGGTGAGCCGTTCTCTAATATGGTCGAAGCATATGGGATGGGTACAAGTGATTTACTCGAGCGGATAAAAGACCGTCTAAGTCCTGAGGTTGCTAGATCACCAGAGTTTATAAAATTTATCAATGACGCTATACGTGAAGACGATCTTGAAGGCGGTAGTGCAAAAGACCTTACTAAAGTAGTAGGTCGCTTTGCTACGCTCAAAGATATACAAGATTACGCCAAGTCTGTAGGCGTCAATCTAAATTATCCTGAAATCGATATTGCTACAGCGTCTAAAGATGATTTGATGAAGTATGCAGATCGTCTGGATAGAGAAATTAGAGCAATGTTTAATAGCAACGAAGTCTCAGACGATATTGACGCCGTCAGACAAAGACTCGATGACGTGACTGCGCGTATCAATGAGTTGCACGAACAAGAAGTTCAGAAAATAAGAGATGCTACGAAAGACATCTTAGACACCGTGCCTACTGACATTATGACCAGACTCGGCCGCATTGAAAGAATGCCTGCCGCTTGGAGAGGATTACTTAGAGACGCAGTAGAAGGCGCAAGGATTCACAATGTATTAGGTCTCGAGGACAGCGATGCGCTATTTGCTAAGTATTCTGGTCCTCTACGCGATCAGATAGAAATACTATATGGCCCTGTCGAGAACAATGTATTGACCGATGAACAGTCAAGGATGGTCTCAGCGTACCTGATGCAGGATAGAGTTGACGGTATCATGAATATGCTCCAAGATGCTAAAGGCGTATTTAATCCTTCTAATAATTCAACAATCGAACAAGCAAAGCAAGCCGCACAGATTGCTGCCAATTGGGCTAAGTATCGGCTTGAAAACCCTGAACTGACGAACTACGGTCAACAACCAAGAACAGAGGTTGTAGAACAACCTAATCCTAATCGTCAGCCACGTGTGCCCGAAATGAATTGGGCTTTTGCAAACTATCTTAGAGATATTTGGCAGGTGTATGATCGCAGTGGCTATGACGCAGCAATCTACGGTGTTCAAGACGACTCTCAAGCAATTGTCCATACAATACTAGGCAACCAAGATCCTGAAGCCCGTTTGCCTCGTGATGCGCATTGGCATATTGTAAGAGAACTTACAAACCCTGACCGCAATGATGCAGATATAGCCGACTTACGTCAATTGGTTGCTAATCGTGAAGGCGTATTTACTCATCTTACAGCTGGAGAGCGTGTAAATGCATTAAACATTATTGATGACTGGGTTCGTATTAATCAGACTGATTTAACTCCTGCCGATGACGCAGCAAATCTATTTCTCGCTATTCCAAATATGGATAGAGAGCGTGCAGCTGCGTTAGAAAGAATCGCAAATGACTATATAACTGGAAACGGAGTTTTAGAAGACGTACCGCTTGATATGCAAGGCGCAGTCGACGCGCTTATAGGCAATCAAGTATTTGCAGCTATTTTGCCTGAAGATTTACACCTAGACATAATCCGTATTCTTACAAACCCGGATACAACGATGGATGAATTGGTTCACCTATATTCACAAATCAGATATGAAGAAGGCGCGTTCTCGGATCTTACACCTCTCCAACGAGCAAATGCGTTGGATATGATCCAGACATGGGCTGATGAGTATGACATTGACCGAAGAGAATTTGGTATGGCTGCAGGCGGCCAAGTGCGTCGCATGGCTAACGGTGGCACGGTCAAACCTCCAACTCATTTAGAGAATAAGTCCATGTCTTTTGATGAGTACCGTCGCAGCATTGGCATGGCTGATGGCGGCATTCTAAATACTGTGTATAACAACATCATCCCAGCGCACATACGTACCTACGCTGAGACACTGTTAGGCAATCGTTCACCAATCACAGAGCGCAATTTTAGTGGCTCGGAACTTGACATGATGCGCGATGCAATTGCTGCGAGTCGCAGGGACAGGACTGCTACAAATAGCCGACTGCATCAGGAGCAACTCGATAAAGCAGCTTCTGCGGAAGAACGCATGGCTTTGCACGGTCGTGGCCCGTCGGCTCAATTAGATCAGACTGTTGGCTATCAGCACTATCCGGGTAGTCCTATGGGCATTCGCGACGATAACGCAATTGGCTATGACGCTGCGGTTCGCAATACTCTTGGCCGCTTTGCGTATAACAAGGACCCAGAGGGCAACCTAATTGCGACTGATTTATATAAGTTCAAGGACGACCTGATTGGTAAGGCACGTCCATCATCTGATTATGCTGACATGACGACGACGGAAAAGCTTAGAACACTAGGCAAAGACACATTCAACGGTGCAGGGCTTGACACATTACTAAGCAGGGTCGGAAGCGCTTTTATTGGCGCAGACGGTCGCCCTGTCACGGTCAATTTAGGCAAAGCACCTTTCGCAGAAGGCGGTGCAGTCACCGACACTCTGGATAAAATGGTCAAAAATCCGCAGGCATCAACCCTTTTGAACCTAGATCTACCTAATCTGATCGCGGCAAAGCAGCAAATAAAGCCCCTAAAACAGGGTGGTAAGGTACAATTCTCAAATAATATAGACGATATGCGCTATGCGCTGACTCGTCGCTAAGGATACTTATGGCCACTGAAATGCCTATCCCGCAGGACTATGGACGCTTTATTGATTCCGCTCAAGAAGACGCCGAGCGCGAGGAATTTGCCGACATTCCAGAGATCAAGCTATTTGACCAAGACGTCGAAGAGCAGGAAGACGGTTCGGCCATAGTCAAACTCGACAATCTTAAGAGTCCTGAAGAATCCCCAGATTTCTACGCCAATTTGGCCGATGAATTGGATACTTGGGAGCTAAGTAAGCTGGCTTTGAAGTACATCGAGCTCGTCGAAAAAGACAAAGACGCACGCGAAGGCCGTGATAAACAGTACGAAGAAGGCCTTCGCCGCACGGGATTAGGGCACGACGCGCCCGGTGGAGCACAGTTTAATGGTGCATCCAAGGTCGTCCACCCAATTATGGCAGAAGGTTGTGTCGACTTCGCTGCACGGGCCATCAAAGAGTTATTTCCGCCTGACGGTCCGGTTAAAACCAAGATCATCGGTGAAGTCACAGAAGAAAAGACAGATAAAGCCGAGCGCAAACGCGACTACATGAATTGGCAGTTGACCGAGCAGATCGAAGAGTATCGCGACGAGGAAGAACAGCTGCTAACCCAACTGCCATTAGGCGGTTCGCAGTACATGAAGCTATGGTATGACGCCCAGAAGCGACGTCCCTGTGCCGAATTCCTACCAATCGATAACGTATACCTGCCATTCTCTGCTGCTAACTTCTACACTGCCTCACGTGTAACCGAAGTCAATGACATTACGCAGGAAGAATTCGAGATTCGTGTGTCATCAGGCATGTACCGTGATCTCGATATCTATCGCGCCACACAAGAACCGGATCAGACACGGCCAGAGAAGGCCAATGATAAGATCGAGGGACGCAGTCAACAGGATTCCAATATAGACGGCATTCGTCGCGTCTATCACATCTACACATGGATGGAATTGGATGATGACTCGCACTCCAAAGGCGAACGCGCCCCCTATATTCTGATGGTCGATGAGTTGACCACCGAAGTCGTCGGTCTGTACCGTAACTGGGAAGACGGCGATGTGGATATGAATAAGCTCGACTGGATTGTCGAGTTTAAGTTTATCCCTTGGCGAGGTGCATATGCAATTGGTCTTCCTCATCTTATTGGTGGCCTGTCTGCTGCTCTTACTGGCGCCCTTCGCGCTCTTCTGGATACTGCTCACATCAATAACTCAGCCACTATGCTGAAACTGAAGGGCGGCAAGGTATCAGGCCAAAGCTTGACTATCGAGCCGACTCAGGTCGTGGAGATCGAAGGTGCTCCCGGTGTCGATGATATCCGCAAGATTGCAATGCCTATGCCGTTCAATCCACCGTCTGCGGTCTTAATGCAGCTCCTTGGCTGGCTCACGGCCGAAGCCAAGGGTGTAGTCACTACTGCAGAAGAGAAGATCGCCAACGTGACTTCTAACGCCCCTGTGGGCACGACTCAAGCCCTGATCGAACAGGGCGCCGCGGTCTTCTCCTCGATTCATGCACGCCTACACACCAGTCAAGCACGAGTGCTTAAGATCATTGCTCGCCTGAATCGCTGGTATTTAGATGATGCGATGGACGAGACCGCCGAAGAGCTAGGTGTCAGCTCCAAAGATTTTGAAAAGAATACGGATATTGTCCCCGTCTCTGATCCTCATATTTTTGCGGAGTCACAACGTTATGCTCAAGTTCAAGCCCTTGCTGCACGCGCGCAGGCGAATCCAGATCTTTACAATAGACTGGCGGTTGAGAAACGAATCCTTAAGCAGATCAAATTACCCGACATCAACGAGGTCTTACCAGATCCCCAAGATGTAAAAGACATGAACCCTGCGCTTGAAAACGTGGCGATGACCTTAGGTAAACCCGCAGGCGCATTCCCTAGTCAAGATCATTTGGCACACATTCAAGTTCACTTGGATTACGCCAAGGATCCAATGTACGGGGCCAATCCGATTATGGCACCGACGTTCTTACCCGGGTTCATTGAGCATTTAAAGCAGCACTTAACCCTGTGGTATTTAGACCACATGGACCGCTATGCAAGCGATTCTTTAAATCGGCCGTTTAACATCTTGAAAGTAGAACCCATCATGCGCGAAGCTCAGCAGCTCTTGGCTGCAGCGTCGCAGCACGTGTTCTTAGATGTGCAACAAGGTCAATTCGCACAGGTCGGTCCCGTAATTCAGCAAGCTGTACAGATGATGCAACAGCTTAGAGGCCAGATGCAACCTACGGACCCATCTGTCCAAGCACTGGTTCAAACTCAGATGGCAGAGACACAGCGCAAGACCGCATACGATCAAGCTAAACTTCAGCTCGATGCAGCTAAATTGCAATCTGACACTCAAGCCAAGCAAGAGAAGAACGTGGCTGATCAGCAAATTAAAGCCGCAGAGATTACCCAGAACATTAGTGTTCTCACGCTCGAGCAGCAGCATGAAATGCAGCGCCAACAGTTGGCCGCTCAGCAACAGCAACAAATGGCCGCTCAACAACAAATGGCTGCCCAGCAACAAGCAACACAGCAACAAGCAATGCCTTCACCTCAATCTGCACCACCAACTCAAGGAGTTTAATCATGGCAGAAGCAATTTCGCAACACAAACGCATGGCAATGGGCGAAGCAGTGCCTACGGCTCCCGGTAAATCTGTTATTCAGAAATACGCAGGCGGTGGTAAAGTTATGCCTGAGAAAGGGGTGGCCAATCTCCCCGCGAAAGGTGGAGCATCGCCTATTCCAAAAGCAACCGGTGCAAAGATTGCAACGTATAAGAATGGCGGCAAAGCAAAAATGCCAGCGCTGACCGTAGTAATCGGCGTGCCACGCAAGGCTGCAGGCCGTGGCCGTTAATCCAATAAGTGATCTTATTGGCAAGGTTAAAGCTCGGCGTCTAGAAATAGCGCTGGCTTTAGCCGACGGTCATGCCATCAACATAGAGTCGTATCATAGACTGGTCGGTCAGTATCAGGGCTTGGGTGAAGCTTTAGATATACTGGATGATCTGCTAAAAGAAGAATAGTTACTAGTTACTAGTTACAGGTCTGCCCTATACCTGAACCAGAAATAGGGCACAGAGGGCTAACACGCATGGTGATTGAGGCGTATATAAGCCGCCGGACATGTTCCGACTGTAAGTGCAATCATCACTCGTGTTGGCCGAATAAGGGTTCCTTGGCAGGCACCTGCACTCTGGTCAGTATGACGCCTCGGAAAGACGAGGACGACCCGCGCCGAATGGCGCTTTTAATAAGGAGTGTCGCATGACACTGGACGAAGCATTTCCTGTAGTTGATTCTGGCTGTGCCCCGCTTGGAGCCCGTATTCTGGTGCAATTCAAGCAAACTCCCAAGAAAACCACATCTAGTGGCATCATTCTGGTGGAGGAAACTAAAGATACCGAAAAGTGGAATACCCAAGTCGCAAAGATCATTGCCATTGGGCCTCTCGCATTTAAGCAACGCGACACCATGCAACCTTGGCCAGAAGGTAGTTGGGCTGAAGTCGGTGAGTTTGTGCGTGTGCCTAAATGGGGTGGAGACCGCTGGGAGGTTCCTCTTAATGAAAATGAAGAGAATCCAGAAATGGCTCTATTCGCTATTTTTAATGATCACGAATTGATCTCTAAGGTCACGGGTGATCCCCTTAAAGTGAAGGCATTCCTATGAACTCGACAGATAAACTTGAAATGCAAGTCGCAGAGGAGCAAGACGGCAGCGCTCTTGCCCAGTTGCCCGAGACCGAAGAGAATCCTCAGGTCTTAGATACTCCTGAATTGGCAGAAGGCGGTGAGGTTGATAACCATCCTGATGACACGGCGGGAATCGATGCTGATGATCCAGACCGTGAAGCGATCCGCGCTGCAAGGCGAGAAGAGCGACGTCTAAAGAAGCAGATCCATCGCGAGAAGGCTAGCCAGTCTAACCATTTGATCAATGCACTTAAGAAGCAAAATCAAGAATTGGCAGGCCGTTTAGCTAATTTAGAGACTCGCACTTCTGGCGCAGAATTGGCCCGTGTCGATAAAGTGATCGAAGACACAGGCGTCCAGATCGAATACGCTAAGATGAAGATGCGCGAAGCGGTCGCCAACCAAGACGGTGACGCAGTCGTCAAGGCTCAGGAATTGATGTATGAGTCGCAGCGTAAGCTCGAAGCATTAAAGAACATCAAGGAAAACGCCACCAAGCAAATGTCGGCCCCAAAGCAGAATATCAATGTGCCTGATCCTCAGGTCCAGCGAAATGCTGCGGATTGGATGTCGCGCAACGATTGGTACGATCCACAAGCCAAAGATATGGACTCGGAGATTGCTCAACGGTTTGACAAAAAGTTGACCGAAGAAGGCTTTGACCCATCGACTGAAGAATACTGGGAAGAACTCGATGACCGACTTGCACGTTATTTACCTCATCGCTATGGTGCGGCCGCCGCAAAACCCCGTATGACGCAGCGCCCACGCTCAGTAGTGACTGGATCGGGCCGTGAGACGACGCCCGTCGGTAGACAAAACGAGTTCCGCCTATCACCAGAACGCGTCAATGCCATGAAAGAAGCCGGTGCATGGGATGATCCCGTGCGTAAAGCTGCGATGGTGAAGCGTTTTGTTGAATTTGACCGTAGAAATAAAGGAAACTAATCATGACTGATGACCGTATTAAGAAAAATCTGACTTCTGGCCGCGAAAGCCGCGCTGTGCAGGACAAATCTCGCGGCGCTCCTGAGGATAACTTCATCTCCGCAGCAGAACGCCGCAAGATGTTCAAGACTGAGTTCACCCAAGAGGCGCTACCCAATGTTCCAGATAACGCCGAATGGCACTATTGCTGGCTCTCGACGACGAACCAGTACGATCCAATTCATAAGCGTATGCGTCTGGGCTATCAGGCTGTTAAATCCGATGAATTACCCGGGTTTGAGCACTTAAAAGTTAAAGCCGGTGAAAATATTGGCCACATTTCATGCAACGAGATGGTGCTCTATAAGCTTCCTATGGAGATTTATCAGGGTTATATGTTGGAGACCCATCATTATGCGCCTATGGAAGAGTCAGATAAGATTAGGATGCAGCAAGATCAGCTTCTAAATGCTAAAGACAGCAATGGGCGCAGTCTCGTGAAGCAAGAAGGTGATGGAATCCCTGATGAGAGTTCCATTCCTTTACCCATTTTTGATTAGTGATGTATTTTTTAAAATAAAGCATTATAATTAGTACACAGCTACCCATTTTGTATAAAGTGGGTAGCACCAAAATCCTAAAATCACGTTATTAGGTGATTTTGCTGCTAGCTTTGAAGAAAGCGAAAACCAAAATTTCTTTTAACTATTTTAGGAGCATCCCATGAGTGCAACTTC